GTGGGCTGGACTATGCCGAGCTGTGCGTCACCTGTGACAATCGAACGGATGAACTCAGATTGCTCGGGAATGGAGTCGTCCCGGCAACAGCGGAGCGAGCCTTCAGAACACTGATCAGGGAACTGTTATGATGACTGTGCAAGAGATCGAGGGCTGGCTGGGCACGCCGCTGTTCCTGGTGCCGCAGAGCCCGGGGACCAAGATTCCGATGGTCAAGTACACCCAGGAGACCATGGAGAGTACGAAGAGGGATGTGTACCGGGTCATGCTCGAGCATGGGAACGTGGCTGTCAGGCTGGGGGAGTTCTCGGGCGGGCTGTGCGCGATTGACTTCGACGATGATGGGAGTTTGGAGGCGTTCCTGAAGGTGAACCCGGTGCTGCAGGGCAGTGCCCGGTGGAAGGGCAAGCGGGGCGCTCAGGTGGGCGTCAGGATCACGGGGGCCTACCCCAAGCCGTGCGCGGAGCGCAGCACGACCGAGATGGTTGAGGTGAACGGGAGGGTGATGGGCAAGCCGCTGTACGAATGGCGGAGCACGGGGAACCTGAGCACGGTGAAGGGCGTGCACCCGAGCGGGTGCGAATACAGCGTGCTGGTGGACAGGCCGCCGGTGGCGCTGGAGTTCTCGCAGATACGGTGGCCCGAGGGCTGGCCGGTCCCGGGCAGCAGGGATGAGATGGCGCAGTTGCTCCGGCTGCATGGCGTGCCATGGACGTTCGGGAGGAGCGGTACTGGTAATTTGCACCCGACATTCTTTGCCGGGTACATGGCGCACAAGGAGCGCTTGTTATTCGATGCTCAGACCGGGCAGCACTACTGGTATGCCGCGGATCGGGGGATTTGGATATCCATGAGCCGCGAGGAGATGCAGCAGCGGGTCCTGGAGACCGCCAGGCGCGTTCTGTTGGATCAGATGGCATCGACAGAGGATCCGCGGCTGCCGGCGCTCCTGACGCGGCTGACCGTGAGCTTCGCGGATCAGGTGGTCGACCTGATCGGGGCGCTGCAGGTCGAGCGCAATCCGTTCTCAAGGCCCGACAGTGTGGTGCACTGCAGCAATGTGATGGTGGATCTGAGGAGCGTGCCATATGCCATGCACGGGTTCGGCCCGGAGTGGATGTCAAGGAACCAGACGCCGGTCAGGTACGTGCAGGGTGCCGGCAGCGGGATGTGGCAGGCCTTCCTGGATCATGCGCTGCCCGAGCGCGAGGATCAGGTGCTGCTGCAGAGATGGGGCGGACTGGCACTGCTGCAGCGGAACAGGCCGCAGGTGATCTTGCTGCTGACGGGCACTGGTGGCGGCGGGAAGTCAACGGTGGCTGGATTGGTCAGGCGGCTGGTTGGGGACGAGAACTGCAGCGAGCTGAGAACGAATCACCTGGGCAGCCGATTCGAGCTGGGGAACTTCCATGATAGGACCTTGCTGATTGGCAGCGATGTGCCGCCGGACTTCCTCAACTGCGAGGAGAGCCAGTTCCTGAAGGCGCTGACCGGCGGCGACAGGCTGGCCGTGGAATTCAAGGGGAAGTCAGGGGCCAAGGCCGTGGTCGGCGACTGGAACGTCATCGTGACGGCCAATAGCCGGCTGAAGGTGAATGTGCAGGGCGATCTGGGGGCGTGGTCCCGGCGGTTGCTACTGCTGGACTTCAGCCAGCCCAAGCCGGAGAAGGTGATCCCCAACTATCACGATGTGATGATTGAGCGGGAAGGCAGCGGGATATTGAACTGGTTTCTAGAGGGCGCGGAGGACTTGTGCCGGGTCATGCAGGCCGGAAGACCGTTCCCGGTTACCGAGAGGCAGCGGGCTATGATAGACAACTTGTTGAGCGAGAGCGATAGTGTGAGATACTTTGTAGTGAATCACATACGGGCAAGCAGTATGTCGTCGGATAGTATTACAAGCGAGGAGCTGTATGCTGCCTACATGGCGATGTGCAACAACAAGGAATGGGGGCCTGAACCGGACAAGCGCTTCCAGCGCCGGGCAGCGGAACTCATGCTGGAGATACACCAAGCCATCCCGTCGAACCACATTCACCGCAGTGACGGTCAGCAACAACAGGCGCGAGGCTACATGAAAGTGGTCTTGACCTCGTCGGAAATAGCTTGAGCTGTCAAGCGTTGTCAAGCGTTTGGGACGGAGGACGGCACTTCTCAACTCGGTGCAAGATGAGTAAAAGTACCAAAACTGTGTTCAGAGTAGGAATGGAGTTGGAAAATGCCGTCCCATCCGTCCCAAACACTAGACAGTGCTTGACAGCGGTAGGCCTGCGCAAAATTGGCTCGAAATTGATCGGGCAATGCCCAGCCTGTGCCGAGGAAGGAGGGGACAAACAACGCAACCATCTAGTCATCCAGGCAGACGGGAGGTTTGGTTGCGTTATCCACCCCGGCGCCCAAGGCAAGGCACACAGACAACGCATATTCCAGCTTATAGGAGATAAAAGCGGCAAGGGTAGGCAGCACTTGCCCGCTACACCACTAGACATATCATTGTTATGATAGTAACAAACACAACGAAACTACTGATGGAAGCACCGCACCTTGTTAAAATAGGGTTGCAGCGTGGCTGGTTATCCTACCCCAAGGACATGGCGTTCAAGGCTGACGGCACGCCAGACCCAGTGATAGAGACTGAGCCGGAGTTCACCGAGCAGCGCCACACGCCGGACCTAGCCCGCAAGGCCTACTTCTTGCGCGACCGTGGCCTCTCGCTCAACGAGGTGGCCGCGGCCTGCCAAGTGCCCCGAGGCAGCGTGGTCTACCTGATCAGCAAGGGGCATGAGCTCTTCCTCGTAAGCCAACGAAAGGACATTGTACCATGAACGCAACCAAGGCAGAATCCCCACAGATGGCAGATCCATTCATTCCAACAGAGCAACCGACCCAGGCAGGCACTAGGCCGTCAATCCACTTCAGTATGTACGCCTACGGTGGCATGAGTTCCGCGTGCATCATGTCCTGGGTCGACCTGACCGCTAAATTCTCATGGTCGGACAGGCAGACCGATCTGCGCACCATCCGGGAGGATGCACTGATCAGCCGGTCCCGGTGCCGCGCTACCAAGTGGTTCCTCGACTCAGGCAAGGACGTGTGGATCCAACTCGACCACGACATTGAGTTCGATGCATCCGACATTATCCACATGGCCGAGCTGGCCCATGAGCACCAGGCAACGGTCTGCATCCCCTACCCATGCCGGACAGTTCCGCCCAGGCCGGCCCTCCGGCCCAAGGCAGAGCACTTGCAGGCCCTGAAGCATCAGGTCTCTGACGCCGAATGCGCAGCGGAGCTTGTGCCCATCACGATGTTCGCGTCCGGATGCCTCGCAATCCCCCGCAAATGCCTTATAGCGACACTTGATGCGTTGGGAGGGTCAGGAGTGCAGTACCCGTACAAGATCGACTGGTGCGACGATGTGCGCGTCGAGCGCTTCCCGACCCTGTGGATGCCGTTCGTAATGGAATCAAGGCCGGGCAAACTCGAGTATCTCTCTGAGGATTACGCTGCCGCAGCCCGCATGACCCTGGCAGGCGTGCAGCACTTCTCCATGAAGCCCAAGATGCAACTCAACCACTGGGGTGAGTACCCATACTCGTTCAAACCTTATGCCGGGTAAGAAAACGAGGGCATCGCTGAACGATGTCGCTGCCAAGGCAGGGACAGACAGGAACCGCGTAACATGGGCACTGCGTGATGACCCCAAGCTACCAAAGGAGTTCAAGGATAAGGTCAGGAAAGCCGCAGAAGAAGTTGGTTACGTCAAGCCACCAGAGAACCAGCATCCAAACTCTAAGCTAGACCAAGACAAGGCTGACAAGATTGTGGAGGGTATCGTGGCCAACAAATCGCTTGCCACAATTGCTGCAGAAACAGGGCTGAGTGAGCACACCGCCTTCAAGTACATCAGGGGAGTCAAGGTCCCGACGGATTACCCGGAGAACGAGGAGGACTGGAGACGCGATGTCACCGGATTCTTGGAGGTTGCAATATGGAAGGGGACAAGAAGATTGGCTCAGGAATCGATGGCTTTCATTGATGACCGCAGCCTGCCCGTAGCGGTGGCTGTGCTGACCGACAAGCTGGCTACCATCAAAGGCCAGCCCACCAGCATCCATCTCGCCATGACCGCTTCGGTTAACCATCGCGACCTGATGAAGGACCTGAAAGAGCGCGATGTGACGCCCGTGAACGACGAGCAGACGCCCGACCTGGTTTAGGTAATGGCCAGAAATGTCCTACCCCTACCGCGGCAAGCACGTTGAAACTCTCGAGTTTGGGCCTGTTTCGACGCATTGATGCACAATAGCAGTTATATTCACTTGGTGACGCAAACCAGAAGCAAACCCTTGCAAACATTGATCGAAACGCACGTCAGCACCCATCGGCAGACCCAGTGTCCTACCCCGTTACACAAGCCAGACACAAGGCCGACCGGGCCCCGGGGGGAGGGGGTCGGGCAATCCGCGGAGACGGTAAAAGTCGACGGGTTTCCCAAAGCGAAAAATATTAGCAAATGAGCCAACCACCCAACCTCTGCCTCACCTGCTCCAAGCCCTTCGAGATCATCAAGGTCCGCATCGGCCCAAACCAAAAGCGCTTCTGCTCCGACCACTGCAACGACACCTGGTGGAACGAACAACCTCTGCACCCCGTCATCCCCCGGGTCGACGCCCATCACCCCCGGGCACTCGAGCTCAAGCAGAAACGCACCCAGCTCGTACTCCTCGAAAAGGCCGACCCCTACACCTACGGTTTCATCCCGGACCACTGGGAAATCGCCAACACCGAGTTCCAGGCCACCCAGGAGCTCCTGATCTCCGGCGGCAACCGCGCAGGTAAAACCCTCTGGGCCGCACGCCGCGTGGTTCAAACCCTCCTAGAGAAGGAGAACGCCAGCGTACTCTGCTGCCACACCTCCCACGCCACCTCGGTCACAGTCCAGCAGCCCGCAATCTACAACTACCTGCCTGTCGCCCTCCGGGCCACCAAGAAGGGCCGCATCCACTACTTGAACTACAGCCGCAAGAACGGCTTCACCGACGGCTCATTCATCCTGCCCAACGGCTCCCGGTGCGACTTCCTGAACTACACCCAGTCCGAGAACACCATTGAGGGCCGCGAGGCCGACTTGATCTGGTGCGACGAGCTGGTCCCGCAGTCCTGGGTGGACACACTGCGCTACCGTCTGATCACCCGCCGCGGCAAACTCCTCGTGACCCAGACACCCCTCGAAGGCGTGGCCTCGGTCTACAAGGAATTCACCGCGGGCTCACAGGTCAAGAACTGGGGTACCGGCGAACTCTTAGCTGGCAAGCAGGGCCTGCCTACATGGCCACCCGGCAAGGCTCCCAGGGTCATGGAGCAGCCCGCAACCAGGCGCAAAACGGTCTTCTTTTACTCCGAGGACAACCCCTACAACCCCTTCGATGAAATGAAGTCGAAGCTGGTGGCCTCTCCCATGGGCCAGATCCTGACCCGGGCCTACGGCTGGGCCTCGGACAACATCGGCAAGGCCTTCGCCCGTTTCCGGCCCGATATCCACTGCATCCCATCCTCCAAAGTGCCCCCGGGCGGCACGCTATACATGGTGTGCGACCCCGCCGGCGCCCGAAATTGGTTCTGCCTGTGGCTCCTAGTCTATGAAGACGGCAAGCGTGTCGTTGTCCGCGAATTCCCCGACTTCTCCAACTACGGCGAGTGGGCCCTACCCTCCGAAAAACCCGACGGCAAGCTCGGTCCAGCCCAAACCCTCGACGCCGGGCGCTCCATCTCCGAGTACCGCAACCTCTTCCGTCAGATCGAGTCCGAGCTCGGCTACGGCGAGCCCGTGATGCGCCTGATCGACCCCAAGGCCGGAGGTTCCCCCGCACTTTCCGAGGCCGGCGGCACGACCCTCATCGACCTCCTCGCAGAATCCGACGACCCCCGGGACGAGCCCATGGCATTCATTCCCGCACCCGGCGTGCCCGTCGACCAGCGCACCTCCGCGATCAACAGCCTCCTCTCCTACGACGCCACCCAGCCCCTCACCCCCCTGAACGAACCCTCGCTCTACATCACCGACAACTGCGCCAACCTAGTCTACGCACTCTCCGAGCACACCGGACGCGACGGGCAGAAGGGCTGCACCAAGGATCCCATCGACTGCCTGGGTATGCTTTTAGTCTCAGGTCTTGCCTTCGTAGGCCGCGGGGGCTTTGATTGCCGCGGCGGCGGCGGATACTAAACCATTTCACTATGCAAGGAGATTCCTACAAGCAGGCAACCGACGTGATGGCCCGGGTCGGCGACGAGCCCAATGTCAGCGCACTGACCGAGGAGCTGCGGCGCTCGGCCACCGACTACGGCGTCTACGCCCGTGTCGATAATGTGGAGAACGTGCGCTTCTGCCGCTGGCCCGGCCAGAGCGACGACGGCAAGAAGTGGAATGATTCCAACCGCAATGCCCCGGCATTCCCCTGGGACGGCGCCTCCGACACGCGCATCCCGCTCGCCGACGAGGTGATCAACGGCCTTGTCGACCTCTGCAGCACCTCCTTCTGGCGCTCGATGCTCCGCGTCAGCCCCACCAACATCAGCCAGCTCGACCAAGCGGTCACCGCGCACAACCTGATGGACTGGACGGTCAACGCTCGGATGTACAACGACCTCACCCGCGAGGTCGAGCTGCTCTCCCAGTATCTCTGGACCTACGGCTGGGCCGGCGTCCATGTCACATGGCAGCAGGAGCTCGGACAGAAGGAGCAGTACCTGACCATGGATCAGGTCATGGCCCTCGCAGCCCAATCGCCCGCGGGCTCCGTCCTCGCCGATCTGCCTAACCTCATCGCCAACCCCGAGGCCGACGACCAATCCGCGGAGCTCCTGATCGCTGCCTTCCCCAACCTCCGCAAGCGCCGGGCACTCAAGGCCATCCGCGAACTACGCGACGAGGGAGAGTGCGACTTCCCCATCCCGACCATGGTCACCAACAAGCCCATGATCGCTGCCCTTGCGCCTTGGGACGAGCTGGTGTTCCCGCCCGAGACCACCGACATCCAGAGTGCCCGGGTAGTCTTCCGCCGGTTCTACATGACCGAGGCCCAGCTCCTGAACAAGGTCGAGACCGAGGAATGGGACGCCGAGTGGGCCCAGGAGGCCATCAACACGATGGGCCGTTTCAGCGACTACGCTGCCTTCCAGTATGGCGCCGTCGGCATTGCCGAGAACTCAATCCTCGACCGCGAGAACCTGATCGAGGTGGTCTACGCCTACCAGAAAGCAGTCGACTCCGACGGTATCCCGGGCGTGTTCTACACGGTCTTCTCGCCCCAAGTCGGCGACAAGTGGGGCTACTTCGAGGCCCTCGACTACGCGCACGGCCAGTATCCCTTCGTTGTCTGGCGCTCCGAGCTCATCCACCGCCAGATCACCGAGAGCCGCGGCGTGCCCGAGGTTTGCTCCACCTGGCAGCACGAGGTCAAGGCGCAGCGCGACTCCATCTTCGACTACACGTCCCTCGCCACCCTCCCGCCCATTGAGGTCCCCAAGACCCGCGGCGGAAATCTCAAGATCGGCCCCGCTATCCAAATCCCGGTCCTGCGCCGCGGCGAAATCGGCTTCCTGCAACCGCCCGCACGTGAGCCCGGCGTTGCCTTCCAGCTCATCGCGGCCATCGAGGCCCAGACCGACCGCTACTTTGGACGCCCGACCGAGAAGGTCCCGCCAGTGATCACCCAGATGCGCCAGCAGCGCCTGATCAACAACTGGCTGCACGGCTGGACCGAGGCCTTCCGCCAGGTCCTAGCCCTCACGCTGCAGTACATCGGGCCCTCCGAGATCCAGCGCATCACCGCCTCGGCCACCCCGCTCCCGCAGGACGTGCAGGACTTTGACGTGATGCTGAAGTTCGACGTGCGCGAGATGAGCACCGACCTCGTGACCGAGAAGCTCAAGGCCATCAGCACCTTGGTGCTCCCCCTCGACACCGCCGGCGTCATCGACCGGGCCAAGCTGATCTCCGTCGCGCTCCGAGCCATCGATCCGACTCTCGCCAGCGAGCTGGTCATGCAGCAGGGCCCCGCCGCCCAGAAGATGTTCAACGAGACCAACGACGAGATTGCGCTGATGTCCCTCGGCAACCCGCCGCAGCTCCGGGAGAACGACCCCACCGCGCCCATGCGCCTCCAATTCTCGCAACAGGTCCTGCAATCCAATCCGAAATACCAGGCCCAGCTTCAGCAGGATCCGCTCTTCCAAGCCAACCTGCAGAAGTACATTGAGAACCTGCAGTTCAGCGTCCAACAGCAGCAGAACGCCATCACGGGCCGCCTCGGAGTCCAATGAAACTGACCGACGAACAGCTCTCCGAGGCCCTCTCCGTGTCCGAGGAGCACCCCGTGCTCAAGGCCATGGGCCAAATCCTCGACGACACACTCCGGGATGAGGTGCTCAACGCCCTCCTCCCATCACTTTCCGCGGAGGACCGTGCCTATAACTCGGGCCGGGCCGCCGCAATCAAGGATCTCATCGCACAAATCAGTGCGTTAAGAAATGGGAGGGAGTTGACTTCCGGTCAATTCTAGGCTCTCACTCAACCAATGGCTTCTTGGTTGGCCTTCAACAACCATGGCGCAGCATACCCGGCTTGCAGGGTCTAAAAGCATGGACATCCCGACGACACAGGAAGCGAAACCTGCCCAAAACACGGCACAGCCCCCAATCAACCCGATGCAGTTCGACGAATCGGCGTTGGCCAAGCTACTGAAGTCACGCTTCAGCGGGGAGGAAGACAAGGCGTCAGCCGTCGAGCGACAAGCGCCGGAGCCGGAATCCACTTCTGTGGACGATCAGGCCGAGGATGCGGAGCCGACCGCAGAACAAACGGACGATCAGGCCGAGTCGCCTGATCAGGAGGTTCTTTCCGAGACCGAAGAGAACAGCGACGAGGAATCGCTGGGTTACCGCAAGCGGATCGACAAGCTCACGCGCCAGAAGAAAGAGGCGCTGGAGAAGGCCGAATCCCTCGAGCGGGAGCTCAACGATGCCAAGACCAAGCTGGAGCAGAGTGTCGATAGGCCTGCCCCGGTGCAGTCCGCAGCAGACCCGTTTGCCGATGTCTGGGATGCGTCCAAACTCAACGATGAGTGGAGCAAGGCCCGGAATCTGAAACGGTGGTGCGAGGACAACATCGACGGCTGTGAAGTAGAGGGCAAGGAGTACAGCTCGGACGAGGTGAAGCAGATCAAGCGGCGCGTAGAAGACGCCATCGACCTGCACATCCCCAACCGTGCCCGCTTCCTGCAGAACTATCAACAGATCAAGCCCATCGCAGAACAGCTCTACCCATGGTGGAAAGACCG